ATGGTTTGGGCATTATTTGGTACTGCTGTACACTCTGTGTTAGAAAGTTCAAACACATACACAAGGATAGGGCATCCATCAGATAAAATTATTAACGAAGAAAGATTATACACAAAATTAAATGGTTGGGTTCTGTCCGGTGCAGTCGATAGACAAGAAATACAGAATGATATTCTTTCTATAGTCGATTATAAAGTTACCTCAGTTTGGTCTGTGATATATGGGAAATCTGAATGGGAAAAGCAATTAAATTGTTATGCTTATCTTTGCAGACAAAAAAACAAATCAAGCAATATCAAGTTAGGCAGTTTAAAAATATGTGCAATCTTGAGAGATTGGAACAGAAGAGATTCTGAAAGAAAAGAAAATTATCCACAAGCACCAATCGTTTTTGTGGATATTCCTATTTGGGATGATGATGTTATTGATAAGTATATCTCTGATAGAATTTCTATGCATCAAGAGGCTCAAGTCAATTATGATTTAAATAAAGACTTATCTTTATGCTCAAACGAAGAAATGTGGAAAAAAGATGATGCTTGGGCAGTAAAGAAAAAAGGTCAGAAAAGGGCATTGAGAGTTTTGGATAGTGAGGAAGAGGCTATCAAATACATGAAATGGCATAATGAAACTGACAAAGCATACGTCAAGAAAACAGATTTAGAATTAGAGTTTCGTGGTGGCGAGTACACACGATGTGGCAACTACTGTTCAGTTGCTGAATTTTGTAACCAATATAAGGAAAGACTGATATGACAGACAAAATAAAGATACCTAAAAGGGTAGTGAGAAAGATTAAGAAGAGTGGTTTAGTTAAACTTAAACCAAGTATAACTAGCACAAGACCAAAAGATAGGTCTTTAATAGCAGAGCATATTGCAGAGGCTACTAGCAAAGGAAAGCCACAAGATGTTTTTTTCATTTGTAGAATTTATATTAATATTAGAGATAGGATAAGAGATTGGCTAAAGCAATGAGTGAAAAAATTGATTTGTGTTATTTGCCCACAAATAAATTGTGCAAGATTAATGATGTTTTGGATGAAAGTTTTTTCCCAAAAGAAAAAGATAATATCATAACTCAAGAATTAATAACTTATGAGAAAATAAAAAATGGTATTAAAAAAACTACATTCCAAAGAAACTTTTTAAAGAAAAGTCATTACGACAGCACAAGAACAGAAATATTATCTGTGGATTAGGTTATGGATATTCTTGAAAAAAAAAGAGGAACTTATCTTGGTTTTTTTAAAGAGGGAATTATTGATGCTTTCCTTAAAAAACATTTATATGAAGATAAAAAGAGTTCTCATTATTACAAGTTAGGATATCAATTTGGATTGTGTTTAGAAAATTTAATAAAAGAGAAAGAGGTAGAAAATGAAAGATGAAGTACCGGATAAGGTTAAAGAAACCTTAAAAGAAATAGGCATGACACCAAATCAAGCCGGTTGGAATTGTCATGGAACTTATGTTCTTTTGCACAAGGCATTGGAAAAAGTTGCTGTGCATAAAAAAATTGTGTTTAGTCAGCCTAGTATTTTGGAATGTAATTCTGAAAAGAAAGTGGTCAGTTTATTGGTCACCGGTAACATGGGAGACAAATCAGAATGGTCTATTGGAGAGGCATCTCCCTCTAATAATAAAAATAGTTATCCATATGCTATGGCTGAAAAGAGAGCCAAAGATCGTGTGATATTAAAGCTAGTAGGACTTCATGGAGATGTATATGCAGAAGATGAGGCAGATGCATTTAAAGAAGAAAGACCTAGTGATATCATAGGTGGCACTATGGATAATGGATCTAAGCAAACAAAAGAAGATCCACCAAAGAACGATCCACCTAAAGAAGAAAAAACTGTGGATATTAAAGATGCACGATCAGATAAAGTTGAGAGTGTACCGGTAAAAGAGGGAGTTGATATTATTAAGACAGTTTTCATGACCTTTATGCCGGATGACGATATTGAGGCTTTGCGAAGATTTAAGAATATAAATGCAGATGCTTTGATGACGTTGAAAGAGTTGGATGCAAAAGCATTTGGCGAAGTATCAACAGCCTTTATTAAAAAGGCAGATAAAATCAAATCCAAAGAAATAGGAGAGTAAAATGGAAAATGATTACCCACCAAGTGGCACATTATTTATGTCAAAGAATAAGAGATCAGAAAGATCTCCGGACTACACCGGTCAGTTTGAAATAAATCATGAGGTAGTAGAAGATTTAGCCAAGCAAATGAAAAATGGTGTCAAGAAACCTATATTCAGTATGGTTGGTTGGAAAAAGTACAGCGATAAAACCGGTACATCTTTTTTATCTTTAAGAGGTAACGTGTACGAACCACCGGTTAAAAGAGATAACGAAATACCAAAAGAGGTAATTAAATCAATAGATGAAATTGATGAAATAAAATTCTAAAGGAGATTTAAATGGAAGAAACCAAAGCAAATACAGATGCATTAGGTGTTCCTAATGTAAACTTTGAGGCTGTCAAAACATCAATGATGCAAGACAAGAATGGAACTAACATAAGGCTAACAATACATCCTAACGATGTTCCACCACAACTACATAAAGATTGGGTGGGATCTAGGTACATGGTTGTCATGGTAAAAATAAATGAAGATGGCACTCCGGAAAAAGGAGATAATGATGCCACGAAAGAAATCTAAAGAAGAAATCCTTGAAAATGCTGAATACGTAACTCTTGATGGTTTGTCCAATATGCTTATGGTCTCAAAACAATCAATATACAAAATTGTAAATACAGAGGAACGTAACTTTCCCAAGCCTTTCCCTTTGATGAAATCAGAGAAGAGAGAAAAGAATATTTGGAGTAAATCAGAGGTTAAGGATTGGCTAGAAGAACAGCGAAACCAAAAAGTTACGTAAAGTTATGGCTAGGGTAAAGTACGAATCCAAAGATAACCTAGACAATGAAAAAAATGTTTTAAGACATATGTCAGATAAATGGGATATGTCTTATTCAAAGTTACCTTTAACTTATAAGTTAGATTACGTCATGTATAGAAGCGATAAGCTATTAGGTTTTGCTGAAGTAAAATGCAGACTTAATTCTATACATGACTTTTCAACTTATATAATATCTTTATCTAAGGTCATGAAAGCCAGAAGGTTAGCATCCGTGACCGGAACTAAATCAGTTTTATTTGTAAGTTGGTCAGACGCAACCGGATGGATAGATTTCTTTTCAGACTTTGAGGTAAAGCAAGGTGGTAGATCTGATAGAGGCGATTGGCAAGATCAAGAGCCGGTATGCCACTTTGATATAAAAGATTTTAAAATAATTGCACACTCTGATTTATCGGCAGCGAACTAAAAGGAGAGACCAATGAAATTATACGATGAATATAAAGAAGCATTTATAGGAACTACTATAAGTGCTTTCAGTAGAAATCAAGTGGCATTATATGATTATGATAAGTGCATAATGATATTGATGCATGACAATAAATGGAGTGAGGAAGAGGCTTTGGAGTGGTTTGACTTTAATACCATTGGTGCATGGGTTGGCGATGACACTCCAATATTTATCAATCAACATAAGATTAGCGATATAAAGGAGTATTTAGATGAAGAATGACAAGGTTAATAAACCTAATCATTACAGAAAAGGTAAGGTAGAATGTATCGATGCAATTAAATCTGCATGCGAAAATGGATACGAATACTATTTACAAGGAAATATTATTAAGTATGTTTGGAGATACAGGCATAAGAATGGGTTAGAAGATCTTCAAAAAGCAGAATGGTATCTCAAAGAATTAATAAAAGTAAAAAGTAAAAAATAAAGCTGTCTTTCCCGCACCGGGGTCTAGTTGAACGATACTAAAACTTTACGTAAACTTTTTGTCCATGCCCCTTATTCATAATCATCCAACTACTATCATGCAGTCTTTCGTATTCCTACACTTCTCATCAACAGAATACCTTTCTTCATAATCTCTTGTATTCTTTCAGTTCTTAACTTTATTAGTTTTGTTCTAACGTCATCCGGTATTCTAAGGTTTCTTTCTAACTCTCTGATTTGCCTCAGTAATCTGTTTCTAGCATTGTCTAGAGCCTTAAATCTGCCATACACCTTTATCTCGTCATCGTATCTAGACATCAAGTTACGTATATTTTGTGGCTCACCTCGTCTTCTAGCTAAATCTATTCTAGCAAATATCGTAAATAGCTCTTTTCTCTTTTCTAAATAATTAGATGTATCTATTCTCTCAGACGGCTGAGTAATAACCTTTCTGACAAATGGTATTTTGTATGCATTAATCTCGCTAAAGTCTCCGGTGGCTATGGCTGGTATAACTTCAGCAACAAGATTTGCCGATCTTCCAATAAAAGCACCTGCACCACCTATAACATACTCGTAAAAATATTCTAATGTATCCGGAGAAACGTCTATTAATCCACTTTCTACTTCGTCTCCAAAAGTTAAGTCATTTATAGTTTGTGCAATAAACTTAGATACCGGACCAGTAGTACCCCAATGAGTATATGCATCTGCACCTGACCTTGAAGCGTACATAGGCGTTTCTTTGTATATAGGATCATTTCTATAATTTTTATTTAACATCATCTCTGCTAATGGTTTTCCTGCAGTAGGAACAATATAAGACTCAAAATTTTCTATTGCACCAAATGGGGACAAAGTTTCCATAGTAGTACCAAAAATACTGTCTGACATTTGTCCAAAAGTATATTCGCCTCGTGTATAGCGACTTAAAGCTCTACCTAAATTGAATGGCATATTAAGTCCATAAGCCAATGGTATTGTAGTGAACTTTTCTTCAGAAAGACCAAAGTTACCAAAAACTAAATTATGCTCTAATGTATAATCTTGTAATTTATCATAAGGATTTTGTTCATCTTCATCTTCAGGGTCTCTAAAGAAAGCCATTAATTGATCTTGCAATATGCCATAAACTATTAAGCTACCTAATAATTTTCTAACCTTAGACGACTTATAAGCCGCATTGAATATAGCCATGCTTCCTTGTAAAGATGCATTATAAAATAAATATAAAGAATTCATAAAAACTTTATCTTCACCACCTTTAGCAAAGTTTACTGTAACGTTCCTAGCTGCTTCAGCAGCCCTAGCATCAGTGAATCCTCTTTTCTTTAAATTAGTGAATGTTGCTAAACGAACACCATTTTCAATCATTGTGTTATAATCATCTAAAAACTTTAATAGACTTTGGCCACCTTTAAAAAAGAAATTTTTTCTATTTAAACCTAATGATGTCGTATCACTAATTTTAGTTAATAAGTCATTCATGTTGTTCATCTGGTCTTCTACTGTACCCATTTGGTTAGTAGCGTTTTTACCACCTGCTTTAACAAATTTTTTATATTCTTCTGACCAAAAGCTAGTGTCATCAGTTGTTCTTAATACTTTTCTTATTCCGTTAATCGCACTGCCAACATCTCTTAGTATTTCCTTTGTAACACCTTCTGCATCATGCTGTTGTATATTTACTAATGCTGTTTCTAAGTCTTTTGCAAAGTTAGGAATAACGAATGCTGGATTATAAGTAGTGCTAATGTTTGATAAAAATCTATTTAACTTAGCTAATGTACGAATGATTGGAATATGTTGTTTAGGCTCATAGTGGCTCTTGAACGCTCTGGCTAGACTCTCTTTGTAAAAGTTTACGTAAACTTGTTCTCCATTTTCTTTTACAACCAACTGATAAGGATCATTAACATCTTGAACATCTGTTATTTCAGCAAAGTTTTGTTGTAAGTCAGCAGCTAATGCATCGTTTGTAGCCAAACTTCCATCTGATTGTTCTTCTTGACCTCTTAATAATCTCAATAAGTCTTGACCGGCTCCATTTCTTTCAGCTCTATCAATAGCTCTTACATTTTGTGAAATAGTTGATGCTAGAAGGTTCTCTGCATACTTAGGGCCACGACCACGAGCGGCTTTATCTTCTTTTCCTAATGCCCCAAAATAATTAACAGTTCTTCTTTTAGAGTTTTTATCGTCATCTTTAAATTCTTGATCTGTATCTAAATCACCACGTAAAGGCACATAGTGTTGAAACCTTGTTCTTCCATCATATTCTTCTTGTGTTATTAAACCATTTTCAAACCTAATGTTATTAGTGCTTTCTATAATTCTTTTTACATATCCATCTACACTTTTAATTACATTCTTATCTGCATCAGACAATCCATCAACCCAATCAAGTATAGCATTGGATTCCGCTTCTGACATACCAGAACCTAATCCTCTTTTATGCTTAGCTTGTATTTGTAAGTTTCTTTCTTTGGCATGCATAGCGTATAAATAAGCATCTATAACAGCAATTCTTTGATCTGGAGCAACTTCAATTGCCTTCCTAACAAAACCACCATCTTGTATATCTAGAGAAGCACTAGTAGATAGCCTTTCTAGTTCATTTATTTGATCTTCTGTGAAATTAAGTTTTCCTATTTCTTCTAACATTGGTTTAACAATAGTTGTTTCTTGATCTACTATATTAGAACCAATAATACCTGATGAATTTAACTCTCTAAGATAAGGGTCCATAGCATCTGCTATAGTATAACCTTTTTGTCTTAACTCATCCATCATTGAGCCTACAGGTTGGAATGAGTCTTGATACTTTTGTACTATTTTTTGAGCAGCTTGCGCCCTTGTGTTGCCTCTTAATAAAAACTTAGGTGCTATTTTAAGAGCTTTGGCAATCAAACCTGATAAATTATCGTATCTTATGTTCTGCTGCGCGGCAGCTATGTCACGATCATTAATAACTTGTTGTTGCTGTCTATCACTAAAAGGTGTTGCTCTTATTCTTGATCTTCTAGTCGAAGGCTCTCCGGCAACTGTTCCTCCAACTCCGCTGTCATCTCTGGTATTCCTTCCGGGTACATAAGGTCTAGATAACTCTCTCTCGTAACTGGAATTTCCACTGAATTCAGGTATTGTATCAATGGGTCTTGCCCAACTTGGTTCCGTAAATCCTGCTGGCGTTGCATTTATAATCTCCTCTCTTGTTTCATCTAATGTTAAACCACCATCAGTATATGATTGCCATATACGATTTATATTTTCTATGTTTTCTTTTTTGTTTTTAAATGTATCAGGAAATAAACCTCTTATTGGCTCCCATGTTATTGATTGCATTTGTCTTGGTAAAACACCTCTTCGTTCAGCAGCTCTTGTATAAGCGTCTGCTATTAATCCGTACATACCTCTAGCACCTGTAACAGAAGAGTTAGGTATAACTCCATATTTTTCAGACTTGCCTCTACCTGTGTATATGCCAAAATTTTGCTCAACTTCAATAGCTTTACCACTTAAAGGCTTAAAAAATGCTACAGCAACAGCATGCGTATCTATGGTAGAATGACCGTCAGGAGACATGGGTGTAATCATATTGTTAAAAAAACTTCTAACTTTATGTCTATCACCTAACAAAATAGATATTTCTTGAAGAGATGTATTAGGGCTTAAATCTAATGCTCGAGCAGAACTAGCTAAAATTCTATTTGAACCCCATCCAGTACCTTTAGGATTGCCATCTTTTCTTCTTGCATAATCTAAAAACTCACCCTCTGGAGTTACTATTCTATGACCTCTGTCATTATAAGTCTCATCAAATATTCTTATCCACATACCTCTATGCATAGAAAACTCTAAGCTATCTAAACTACTAGAGTTTCTCATTGGACTCATTATAAATTTTAAAGCAGCTTGTGCAGCTTTGTTATCGCCATATATTCTTTTAGCAGTCTTTACCATAGCAGGAGTAAACTCTTTATTGCCATGATTTCTAGATATATCTAATACACGCTCCCCTAAAGATACATTCATAAACCAATCTTTTTGTGGTGATTGTATTGCTATTACCGCAGCCACTACCTCTGGAGGATAATTATATTCTTTTGCAAATCTATCAACTATAGCTCTTGCCCCATCATACCATTTAGATGACCTTTCTCTGTATTCAGGTTGATAGGTGTCATGAACAAATAAAATATTATCTGTCATCGCTTCAATGTGATCTTCAATTATTTCTTGATCTGAAAAGTTTACGTAATCTTTTGAATTTTCTGATAAGTTATATTTCTTTATTATATTAGCTGCTTGACTAGCTAATTTTTTATCATTTTTTATTGTTTCTCCATTAATAAACATTAAGTTTGTAGATGGATCTGCTTCTCTTGATCCTGCAGTAGGAAATCTAGTACTAACAGTATGCTCTTGACCAACAACTCTAGTAACAGATCGCATAGTTCTTTTGGCATCAACACCACGCTTTTGATTTATTGAATCCTTATATGCTTGATCGTATTTCTTAGCTTGATATGTCTCAGGTATAGTTAATTCATAGAACATAGCCGCCATAGGTCCCCGATAAGGATGATTAATCCAATATCCTGTTGCCCCAGAATCTTTAATCATTCTTTCTTTTGCAGTAGTAATATAATTAAGTCTGCCAGTAGTAGCCCTTATATCAGGTTTATCTCTATTTAACTCTAAATTTGCTGCATCATTAAACTTTTCTGGATCAGCTTCCCAATCATACATACCTTCGTAAGGAACATCTATTTCATAAATATTTTCTCCAAGACCTTGTTCAGGATTGTATCCATTAGGATCGTCAATATTGACAGCATAATAATTTCTTGCAGGGTATCCTTCAAAAGTTCTTCTTCTTTCTTCGCCCCGCAACGGTCCAGATCCTTGTTTTTCTGGATCTATGCTTTGAAGGCCTTCTATATGAGAGAAATGTGTTAGCTTGACTGTCTTTTGCGGAGATAACTTAGGTTCCCTCCCTTTTTCTGTCGGTTCAAACGTGCTTCGTATAGGGCTACGTCTTCCTCCTCCTCCTTCATCTCCTCCTCTGTCAACTCCAACATCTCCTGTTTCACCAAGTTGTTCATTTGCTCGTAAAGTTCTTTCATCTATTTCTCCTTTTATGCTATTGGCTAATTTTTCATTAACAACAAAGTCTGATAACAATGTAATCTTTTGATCAGCATATATTGTTTCTTCCGCTTTATTTTTACTATTTCTATTAAGGTCTCCTACTGCATCACTATAATTCAACCAAGAGTTTTGACCTCTAGTCTCTGTAGTCATGGCTTTAGCGGCTAATGGTGAGTACATAAGTACATGAGCCTGCCATGCGTTCTCTTCGCCCCTTGGAGAGAATGTAGCACCTTCTAGCGCATGACCAAAGTAGTCATGAACTATTCTAAATAAATCATTATAACGTACATCTCTGCCATCTATTATTTCACCAGTTTTTTGTAGCAGTGGATTGTCTTTAATATCTTGCTCTGTTATCCCGTCACTACCAAAGCCATCGTCTGTAGCGAAAACCCACATATGATTATTATTATTAATATCTATTAATAAATCTTTTGAAGCTCTAGGATAAGGATTAGATTGATCTGGCTTAATAAACTCAATATTTAAACCTGTATCTTTGATAAAACGCCATTGATCAAATGTTTCATCAGCCATAGCTTTATATGATTCAATAACTGTAGGGTTATCTGGTTCATTTTTAGCATTTTCAAAATCTCTTGCTATTCTTTTGGCAAATTCTACATCTACCTCTACATATCTATCTGGCCTTAAGTTAGGTATGCCTTTAGATGCTAAATATTTAGCTTTTACAAAATGAGCTATAGGTAACGGACCAATAGATCCTTTATGCAAGTCAGGTAATCTATTAATAATTATACGTGATCTCTTAGGCTGTGGCTGTTCATTAGACTCTTGAGTATTTTTGTCTCTTCTACCTATTTGTTTTTCTGTTTCTGTTGTTCCAATGTTTTCAAAGATTTGATCTACCTCAGTAAACCCTTCTTGACTATGAGAGCTAAATATAGACTTAATAAATTTAATAATTCTATCAAATAAACTCTTAGGCTTACCTGCTAATTTAAGTTTTCCATCTGTATAGTCTCTGTACATTTCAGCAATAGCTTCTTCAACAACTTCGTCTTCTGACATATCTTCTCGTCTTGCATGACTAGCTCTTTCATAATATGTATAATCTCTTGTTGTGTCCTTGCCTCTGCTTCTCTTAACGTACTTCCTAGTTTTAACCGCTTTAGCTAACGACTGATATTCTGCATCTGTAAAAACATTTAAACTTCTAAGGGCATGTATAATCTCGTGGTTCATTACACTGCCTAGTTTTAGTTCTAGTTCAGCATCTGTCATGTTAGGATCATACAGTTCCATAGCTAATGCTATTACTCTTTTACCAGATGAATCTACATCCATAACTCCTTCGGTAATGCCTTCAATATTACCTTGCTGTAGTTCTTTAGTAAGCTGTGCCTGATCTAATAAAGGAACTCCTTCAAGCCTCACATCAGATAATCCTATCCTATTAAGCTCTGACCTTAGAGCATCAAGTACACGCTTCTGTTTTAATTTATATTCTGGAGTTTCTTTAGCTTTGGGAGCTTCATCAAAGACTTTCTTTGGAGCTAATGAAGGTGCTATCCTTCTTGCCTGTATCGTTTGTTGACCATCAACTAACTTATTGGCTTTATTTTCCAATGCAAATGATTCTAATTGCAAATCTGAATATTGTTTTTGTAACAATTCTAATTGTTGATTATATGTTTCAAAGTTTACAGGATCATCTGTGAATTTTTCTTGTTCTTTTCTTAATTGATTTTCTGCTGTTCTTATTCTTCTAGCTTGTTCTGATAAAGCAGATGCCTGTTTAACTAAATCTAAATTAATATCTGTTTGATCTCTGGGTGCGTATTTACCTTTACCTAAATATTTTAACTTTCCTGAACTTAAAAAGGTTAATAAAGCTCCATCTGACTCCTGATCTGATAGCTTTTCTTTAAATAAATTATTATAAACTTTTTTAGCAGAAGCTCTGTTAATAACTTTTTGTTTTAATAACGTTTCTCCAAATTTTTCAAGCTGTTCATTAGACTCATCGTCTATTGGTGGAGGTTTATACAAAAATGGCTTTTGATTAATAGCCTCTCTTGCGGCTGCTTCTTCACCAATAACTTCTTGAATTTCTTCTATAGTAGTTGGATCATCTACAGGTATAGATTTACCAAGTTCTATTCTTTGTTTTCTAATTTTAAACGCTTCGTCTTGTGGCAAATCTTCTATTTTTATAGTCTTAAAAGGAGTTCTAGTCTCTCTTGCTGCCTGTAATGTTTCTTCTGTATCTTTGATTTTTTGATTAGTTTGTGCATCTGCCACAGATTGATTACTAATATCTACCGCTTCATTACCTGTTGGTGCAATTATATTTGTATCAGGTGCCGGTAATCCTAATCCCGGTCCTTCTAATAAACTTACTTGTTTAGCTTGCTGTGTTTTTAGATACTCTTCAGCATTTTTTAACTTCTCTGCACCTTCACGACCTTCTTCTAAAGAATCTTCATCTAACTGTGTTTGTTTTCTCTCAAAATTATTTATCTTTCTACCACGTATGCTATCTAATATTAAATTTAATGCACCTGCTGCACCACCACCGTATACAGCATCGTCATAAGCACTTTGTCCGGGTATAATATCTGGATTATATATATTTTGTTCTATTAAATCTTGTGTATATCCAGCTATTGCCTCTTGCGCACCTTCAACACCACCTGTTATTAATGATCGTTTTATACGCCCACCAATAGTCTTGACTGCCTTGTCTATATTTTTTTTATCAACTTTTTTTAATATTCTTAAAGATGCACCTAAACTTTTACTTAAAGCAACAAAAGGTATAGCTTCTGATGTACCTAATAAAGCGCTTAATAAAACAGCATCCGCTTTTTGCGAACCATCTATAACACCACCTTTTTCTAAAAAGTTTGCTATTCTATTCATCTGATCTTGCGATTGAATAGCAGCACCTTGTCCTGCAACAGTACCAAAACCAGCATATTGAGCTATCTTAGGAGCTACTTTAGCTGCTAATAAACCACTCTTTACAGCAAATCCACCTGCAAGAAATGAACCAATAGATCCAAATGCCTGACCACCTTTGCTCATAATACTTTCATTAAAGTCAAAAGTTTTACTTAATGTTTTAGCAGCGCCTCTGGAAAAATCTTGTGCAGACTGTCCTATTCCACTTTCACCCGGTGCTACATCAGCTCCTGCTTTTTCACCAATTCCCTCACCAATAGAAGCTATACCTCCCGGTATATCAGTGTATCCTTTTATAAAACTTCCAATACCACTTTTTACAAAATCAAGTGGACTACCAATAAGTGTTTCTTCTTCTTTATCTTCAGGGGGAACGCCTATTAAGGCTCCGTCTTGACTGTTAACATAATTTTGTATGTAGTCATCTTCAGAAGCGGTGGGAGCATCACCAGCAATAAGTATAGGATATACTTTGCCTGTTAAATTACTTCTTACATTAATAGTACTCATTTATGTACCTTTAACTAGCTGCAGTCTCAGGTAAATTAACACCGTATTCTTGCAACAATTGAACTAAATATTTTTCTTGTGCTTCTAATTGATTTTGTCTAGCAGGATTCTGAGAAAAATCAGGTAATACAGCACTAAGATCACCCAACTTTCCATATAATTCACCTCTTGTCTTTTGTAGCGCAGACATTACTTGAGAAGCTGTAAGTTTACCTTTTTTTCTACCAGCAGATATTTTAGCTCTTGCATTGATTAAATCTACAACACCTTCTTGATATCTTTTGTTTGAATCTCTAAAAGCCTCTAACCCTTTAGATCCACCTTCACCTATAGCTTGAGCAAGAGTAGGTGCAGTAGATGACATTATGCCAAGACCGGCTTGTGCCAATGCTAAATTTCTATCTAAAGCCCTTTCTTTTTCTAAACCTTTTTGTAAATTAATTATATCCTGCTCTACTGTGTCAGTGCCAGATGACCCTAACATGGGCAATATAGAATAATTAGAAGTACCCTTGCCTGTTGTTACAGGAGTGTTATTTTCAACATTTTCTGATATATCTTCTGTATCAATATCTTCTTCAAGAATTGCTTTATCTTTGTCTTCCATTCTATCTAATATTTGTTGAGATGTGCTACCAGAACCTGCAAATCCATTAGCAGCTCTAACAACACCGCCTTCTGCATATCTTCTACCACCAAATGTAAATCTTCCTCTCATATCAGATACAGCAGGTCTAGCTCTTCCATCCCTTAACACTGCTGGTTCTGGTCTAGCCATACCTTTACCACCTATACCTATTTGTGGAGGAGGAATTCTTCCCATAAAAGGTTGACGCATTTCTAAATGAGGTCTGGGTTGAGCCATCATTGGTGGCACTCTGTCCATATTATTATTTAAATCAACATTAAATTTTGACTCAGCTTCTTGTTGCACACCATCTAAATAAGGATCTATCTCCTGACCCATGCTATTTCTTATCTCATTACCAAACTGTGCAAGTCCTCCAGAAGCCATCTTCATAGGTGCGCTTGTGCCTACACCGTCTGATACTGCGCTCTGAGGAGCCATAGCCTCTGACATACCCATCATACCTTGTTGAGGCACACCTGCTGAAGCAACAGCTTCTTCGGCTACTGTGGGCTGTTGTTGAGCTTGTCTTGCTTCAAAGTCTCCTTTAACTCTTTTTCTTCTATTTAACTCTGATAAAACAAGAAATTGTGGAGCATTACCGCTTGGTTGTTGCATTTCTTTAACAAGCTGATCTTGAGAAAAGTTTTTTAAATCATCTTGAACTTCTAATAAATTCATCATGCTCCTGTTATCCCTCTATATAATCCTAAACCAGCTATTCCTGTTCCAAGTAAATCTTTTACAGGATTATACTGTTGAAATTTAGTTGTTTCAGTAGATGGCTGTACAGGTATACCTCTTAATAAAGAAGAATAAAACTGTAACTGTTCTCTTGGATAATCTCTTTGTCTAACAAAATCTTCATAATTTAAATCAAGCCCTGCCTGATCTCTAGCTTGCCTATCCTTTGCTATTTTTTCTAATAACTGTGCAGACTCGATGTCTCCTGCTCTGGCCTTTTGTCCTAGTGCAGCTAACTGCGATCCTTGCGCGGTAAGAGCATCAGCCGCACCTAAACCAAGTTTTTCGGCTGCCATCTGAGATTCTCTATCAGCACCAAATTGTCTTTGAGCAGATTCAAAAGCCTTCTGCTGACCTGTTGCTTGTATATCACCTAGCTGTCTTTGAAGAGCCTCACTAGCCATTCCTTGTTGAACTGCACCTCTACTGCCTCCAAATGCACCTGCGTCAACCGCAGAAGCATCTCTTCCTGCTTGTTGTCTTTGAAAATCTAAAACAGCTTGATTTTTCTGTACGTCTAATACATTTTGTAAATAAGGAGACATATACTTTTGAGCTTGGGCAGAATCAAAATCTTGTGATTGATATTGAGTTCCTTGTAAGGCTCTGTTCATTGCGGCTGTAGTACCCGCTGTTGCTGTATCAAAACCAGCAATAGGAGAACCTGCAACACTTCTTGCTAAATCTCTTGATGCTTGTGTGTCTTGATTTTCCGCAGCTAACCTTTGGCCTTCATAAGGAGTATAATCTCTTTTTGACTCTGATTCTGCTCTTTGAATTAACCTAGTAGCATATGGCTCATAATAATCAGGCAAAGATGTTTGCGTAATATTTTGTTCTGTTGGTTGACTTGGAGGTCTTGATCCACCTTTACCCATTATCTATCTCCATTCTGTATGCTATGTACTCAGGTTTCCAGTTGTAACTCTTTAATACCTTAGTCCATGCTTTTCTACCATAGCCCTCTAAATGACTACAGCCACAATCTTTTGCAAAACTATTAAATTTTTCTAAGGCAATAGGAAGCCATTCACTCATTCTTTTACCGCCTACCCAATCCATAGCTAATGCTCTTCTATTAGGATACTCTATCAATCTAGTTGTTATTGCAGCTATCACTTTCTCATCTTTCTTTTCATCTATAATTAACCACAAATTGTAGTATCCTTCTTTTATATGCCTATAAATATCGTCTATATGATATTTACCTCCACTTGTCTGTATGGCCTTGTTAAGCATAGAGCTAACATCACCCCAAACTATGTCTGTCGCCTCGAGAGGAACTGCTGTGCATATCATGCAGGCAACATCATCTCATCAGGTATTGCAGGTGGTTGTACAGTGCCACCAGTTCTTAATTGTCTTACTCTATCCATCATATCTTCTAATTTATTAGAACCTGCATCTGAAGAGCCATTTCCTATGCCGCTAACAACATCCGCAGGAACAACAAATTCACCATCAGAAAGTAATACATCTTGATCTCCTTCCATAGAAGCAGGTATCATATCAGACATGCCGTCACCAGCACCCTCTATCATGCCATCTCCTTCACTTGGAATTTGAGGTATTTCACCTGACTGCACCCTTTGCATTAAATCCTTTAGTGCTTCCTGACCAAATTGTTGTACAAACTGAGCTAATATAACGTTTTGTTGATTAGTATCAATAATTTCCCCTTGTAAAACATCTATAGTACTACTGATTAACTCTTTATCATTCATATCACCATCAGCCATCATACCTCCAATACCAGCATCCATAGGTGACATCATAGATTCTACCTCACCACCCTCTGCCATATAGTTAGGTGAAAATCTATAATCAAATTCACTAGTGTCATTTGGATCACGATCCTTTTGAAATCTAACAGTGTCTTCAGGAGCCATTCCTTCAGGAAAAATTCTTTTTTCTTTTTTCTCATACTCAGGTGGCTTAATCATTGAGTCTGCCATTAAACCACCTAAACCTGCGCCTACAGCTTCAGGCCTTGTTAACTGAGACATAAGACCAGCTTGTTGTCCTATAGTTTGCGGAGTTGCTAATTGTGCTGCAGATCCAGAGCTTGCTAACCCTGTTCTTAAAAATTCACCAGAACCTTGACCAGCACCTTGAGCAAAAGGTGTTGCTGCGTTTGCTGTTATACTTGGATCAACACCACCTAGTTGACCTCCTAACATACCGCCAATACCGCCCAGAGCCGCACCCCTCAAAACATCCTCAGTACCACCACCTTGAAGCAGTGATCCTATACCACCACCTATTGCACTTGCTAAAGCTGCATTAGATGTAAGAGCTAAACCTGCTGGTCCAAGTATTGCTGGCGCTGCTAAACTTAATATTGCTGATAACATTTTACTCTCCTAAAGCCTTCATACGATTAATTAATCTGTTCGCTCTATTAGGCACTTGTACTCTCCATTTCGAGTCATGCATCTGATTTGCACATTCTCCAAAATCCATTATAGATAGACTTGCCTTTAGTTTACTAAATTTTGATAGTCTTGTGTACCCCAAATTGTACATCATGTTGCATAAAATTAATTGCGCATCTTCTGGTAGCTTGTAAAAATCTTTATATAACTTTTCACAATCTTCTATTGTTCCGATTATATCTTCATTAAAACAGCTATTTACACGCTTTCTACTTACTGGCGTACCAACTGGCATACCGTATTCTGGGTCTGTCTTTTTTACAAGGTGACCTATCCCAAAAGTTGGTAATTTTAAATGATCGAGGTATATTTCATGTACATTCCCCTCATCTGCTTCTATTTCTTTTCTTAATTTTTCAATATCCATATTTATCTCCTAAAACTTTACGTGAACTTTTACGCTTTTTTCTTAACTGTCTGCTTTGCTCGTTTAAAGTTCTTTTTAGTAGGCGCTCCTTTTGCACCTGCCTTACGCATCTTTTCACCACTACCAGCGGCTATTCTTCTTTTTTTAGCTTGTATGTTTCTATATAAACTCATTTGGTTAAACCTTTCTGCTTTTCATATGTCCTCAAGCCGCCAATTCCGAGCATGCCGCCAAGAACAGTAAGAAGTGTACCCATATCAAATTCTGGCAATTCTGGTAATGT